GCTAGTGCCGATGGTAGTTTACCAGTTGCTAGTGTACATGTGTGTTCAGTATCTTGTACGTCTAGTGCTGAGCATACGAATCTTTTAGATCCTTTTTGTCTCACAATAAAGCCTTCTTTTACTCCACTTCCATTGTGAAAATTTACTTTAATTTCTTCGCCTGCCGCTGTTGGTCCTACATCAGCTTTAGCAAAGAATCTTTTGTTTAGTGGTCTTCCCATTTGTTTTCTCCTTGACGTTCTAAGTCTACGGGGTTGGTACCCCCATAAGATAACATATTGTTATCAATATTATTTATTTTTGCATCATGCAAAAATTATGATGTCCTCATTTGGAATCTGCCTGGCTGTTCTACTGAACCAACAGGATATGTGTCAGTATAGATTGTTAGTGCTGGTGCTGTTGCCCTAACCCACTGTACACGATCGCCTACTGCAACCTGTGAACCTGTGCCCAATGCACCAATTTCAATCCAGTTAGCACTAATACGACTTACATAGTATGTGTCTCCCTGCTGATCTGCTGCCACCAGACAGCACTCTCCTGCTACAAGAGCACCAGGTGCTTTTGCAACTAGTGTGCATGTTTCTGTGCCATCATATGTTGTGCAACGGAAACGGTGTGTACCTTTTTGTACAATGTCAGTTGTATCTAATGCGCTACCGCCTGTGACAAATGCACTCATTGTTAACTGTTCGCCTGGTTCTGATTCTTTGCCAATTGCACCTAAAATTGCAACTCCATTAACTGTTTTTGATGCCTTTAGTGGTCTTCCCATTTGTTTTCTCCTTGACGTTCTAAGTCTACGGGGTTGGTACCCCATAAAGTCCTTAATGGACTAGTAATATTTATGCTGGATCTGCATTTGGCGTAGTGCCAGATTCAGCCATTCTTTGGTTATCATATGCAGTTGGCACATAATCATCCGGCATTGATGTATCGTATTCAATTTTTTCTTCAGGAACATATGCCCAAGTCATTTGTGGAAGTTCGCTACTTGCTTGGTGTGTAGATAGTTCTTCCATTAGAGCTCTTGCATTTTTGCGTCTGTCTAATTCAATACCCCATGCACGGCCTTCCATTTCCAACATCATTTTAACTTCTTTTTCCATTTGGTCGGCTTGGCGTTGTAACTCTTCGCACATAGCGACCATTGATTCACTGTGATGATACATTTGCTTCTCCTCTGTATAAATTTCACTCAGTTGCTAATTGCAACGTTACTATTTATATGCAGGAGTAGCTAATTTAGCTAATACTTGATAATCTTCCCACATCTCACGTAGTTGTGGAATATCATCAAGATAATCATTGGGAATTACTAAATCCATCCAGGGAAAGCGCCAGGCTGGTTGCATACATTCATAACGATGTATTTTTCTATCAAACATTAATTCGTCAATAGCTTTCCAAACACTGTCTTTGTCCAAGTTATACCAGTGTCCACTGGGTTGACTGTTATAACTCCAACACTCTTCCCAATCATCACTGTGTTCGTAATTATAACCTGAATAATCAAATATCATTATTACTTGTGTGGGGTCTACTTTACCAGATACAATATCCGAAATAGCCTCAGAGAATATAGTTCCTATTTTAATAGCAACCTCCTGTGTTAGGTGTTTTGAATTCTAAACTTGTATTGTCCAGGATATGGACTATATAAAAATCTGTCAGGTGCGCCAGCTATATATCTAGCTGATGATGAACTACTATAATCACTATCAGCAATGGTCCAATTAGAATAGTTTGCATCTTCTCTTAGTTTACCTGATTGTGATTGATTGTGCAAAAATGTTTTAAGCTGTGCTGGAGTCATGTGTGGATTAACTTGAAGTGCCAGTGCGCCTACACCACAAACTTGTGGACTTGCCATGCTAGTTCCACTTATATTAGCTTGTTTATAATTGCTATCTATATTATAGTCTTGACCGCCTATTTCATTTGTGTTACTGCATGCACTCATAATTCGTGTACCAGGAGCATATATATCTACACCCGGTCCATGGTTACTACTGGATGCTCTTTGCTCTAAATCATCATTGCTGTTAGTTGCACTATCTACATTTCCTACCATAAACGCATCATTACTAAAAGGACTGCTGCCTCTACAATAATAGATATAACCGCCTGGAGTTCCAAATGGATTTACTCTGTATCTGTTATCATAATCTGGACCGCCACTTACATCAATTGTTAAGTTTCTATTACCACTAGCAATACAAACATGTATACCAGCATCTATTAGTTCTTGTACATCATTATCAACACTAGTAATACGTGTATTCAGTTTACGAGCGTTTCCATCAGAATAAGAATTCCATAATGGTAGCCCAGTTCGATTTTGTAGTTGTGCTGATGTTGTTAAATTTGTAGCAACGCCAGAATTATTATTGTCGTATGTCCACTGTGTTCCTCTATAGTAACCATCATATGGCTCATATGTATTAGTATTACTATACCCCCAACTCATGTTTACAATAGTTGGACGCTTATATCCAGTAGCTGGATCAATAGGTTTATTATCGTGCCAACCTTTGATTACATCAAAACAATCACTTATTGGAATACCAGTACCACTATCACCAGTACCCTCAAGTCCACTGACTTTTATTGCGTATATACGAGCATTTTTAGCCCATCCATAAGTTTTACCTGCTACTGTACCAGCAACATGTGTGCCGTGTCCGTGCTGGTCTCTGTAGTGATTGGCATCTTGTGTTCCACTTACACCACTTTCAGTATACCAGTCAATTTGTTGCACTCTACTTACACCATCTGCATCTTGAAACTCAGGATGATCAACATGTAGTCCACTATCATGAATAACTACATCAACACCGGAACCGTCTAAATTATACTCATAGTCGCCGCTTACTGTGTTGCCTGTGTTGTAGTCGTTTGTAGTGGTTGCACATCTACGCATCCCCCAATTTAAGTAAACTCCACTGTCACTGTTGGTTTTTGTAAAATCTCCAGTTTGAACTGCGTCAAATCCTATATCAAGATCGTCTCTTTGATCAGGTGGGATTTCAACACCAGCTACTCTGGAATCTTGAGCAAGATCAACTGCTTCTTCGTCAGTTAATGAGTAGTGTGTATTACGTTGTGAAATAGGTCTAGCATTAGTTACTTCAACAGTACGATTTGGAATGTCGCCTGCTCCAGTTTCTTCAATCATTTCAGCATTAAATGCTGCATAGTCTACACCTACATTCAGTGTTACGATATACTCTCTTTCACTCATTATACTTCCTTAAACAATATTAATTGTGCCAGCCATTGCGCTGTGATATTGACATACATAATACAATGTACTTGGTGCATCCATTTGTACAGTCCAAGTAATAGTACCACTTTGTGTTCCAGGATTTGTTACATTATCAGTATACAAGTTACTAGCATTGTAAGCACCACTTGATGTTTGAATATGGAAAGGATGTCCTGAACTATTAACTGCAAATTTGTATGTAAATCCACGATATAGATATAATGTTGCGTTGTCATCACCATCAGTACCTGCACCGTTAAACGTATAACGTCCACTATCTGGTGCCGTAACAGCAAATGTTGGGGTGTTGTCTGCAGGAATATCACTTGTTAGTGCTAATGTACCTGTGCCGCTTGGTATAGTATGCGTATTAATAGTTGTTAAACTGGTTAGGTCTGCATCTAAACTTAAACTTAGCGCAAATCCAGCAGCATCAACATTAATTTGTCCTGTTGCACCAGTTACTGTTAATGTTTCACTTGCAAAAGTTACACTACCTGTTCCTGTGTTACCAGCAGTATTGACACTAGTTGCACCGCCAGCAGATCCAGCTGTCGCTACCCAAGAACTGTTTTCATAACTCTCTAATTGGTTAGTTGTAGTATTGTAAATCATATCACCATTTACAGGACTTGCAATAGCATTACGTGTAGTTGTTGTAAAACTTGCTAACCTAAATGGTGTGTCTGTAACTAGTACACGGTTTGTTGCATCTAGTTCGATGTTAGCACCAGCACTAATTGTCTGTGTGCCAGAACCAGTTGCAGTAATATTAGTTGCAACTAAGTTAACCACTGTTAATGTGTTGGTACTTGCGTTGTATGTAAAGTCAGCTTCTGCACCAAATGCGCCGCTGTTGTTGTATTGTACTTGTGTGTCAGAGCCGCCAGGTGTTCCACCACCACCACCAGTTTGGTCTGCTACCCATGCATAGTCAGTTCCATTCCAACTTAGTATTTGTCCGCTTGATGCGCCACTTACGTTTAGGTGTGTGTCAACATCGCTGTTAGCATAACTACCACTAGCAACTGTAGCTGGTTCCCATTTGTTGTATGCTGACCAAACAAGAGCTTGACCGGCCGCTGGGGTAACGGTAGTCGTGTCTACGTCTGCTAAAAAGTCTATGCTAATATTGGTAGCCAAGTCGCCCACGGCAACTGTGTTTGCTGCAATTTCTCTAGTTGTTACAACATTTTCAGCAATCATGCCTGCTGTAATTGCATCTGCTCCAAGTGAACTACCTGCGCTGTCTGCGGCTGGTGCCCATTCTGAACCGTCCCATTTTAAAACTTGTCCAGTACTTGGTGCCGTGCTACTTACGTCAGTTAAACTACTGGTAGTAAGTGCATCCATTGTTGATTTATTTGCTAATTCTAACCAGCTTCCTGCATGAGCATAGTATGCTCCTCCAGTAGCGTGTACATGAGCAAACATTCCATGATAGCTTGATGCTGATGGTAATGATGCTAAGTCTGCATATAAAAATGTAATTTTGTTAGAACCTGTTAGTTCTAGTTGTCCACTGTTGACAATGGTAGTTGGTGTGCTTCCGCCCAATGCATTATAAACTTCAAGAAAGTTATCATTAACTTTGTCCATTGCATCACGGAGTGGATCGCCTGTACCATCGTTAGGTGTGGCGCCTAAATTTAAATCTTGTTTTGCCATATCAAAATCCCCTGTTGCTATTATTTATGCTTATCAGGACTCAAAGTTGTATTTTGATATAGTTGAGTATTAAGCACAAAGTTCTCCACAGTTAGTTTTGTTAAACTTGCAGCAGCAACCAATAGTTGCTTGTCATCTTCAATTTCTCTAATCATATCCAACACTTGTTGTGCCATCATTAGATATGCATCTTCTTCTTTTATACTTAACATTCCCCAATCAATAGGATCAACCTGATCTATGTGCATTGCCAGATCAGCTAATTGTGATGGGGTAACTCTATTGATCATATTAGTTCTATTTCTCTCTAAAGTCCAAATCGTTGCCTTTACGATTATACCACATTTCAAATGTATCTGTTTTCCAGAGTGCTTGTCGATTATTACTTTTCTTAGGAGCCATGTTGTACCATATATTCCAATAGTATTCAGCACGTTCTTTATTGCCCATACGTTTATGATAAAAGAAGTTCATCCTAGGGTGTGTGTGTTCTTTTTTATTATCCCATTGTGCAGAATGACGATCTCTGTCTAACTGTCTATATAGTTCAGGATTATCTAAACGCCCTGTATACATGCCAGTCTTGTAGTTGGGATTAGCTTTACCACCAAGTGAATTTCCATGTTCCTCAACTAGATTTGCAAACATTTTATTATTAACAACATCAAATTTTGCTGAGTAGTCTATACAAACCTTTTTAAAATTGTCTTGGTTGTCACTTTGGTAAAGTATTTCAGTTGTTACATTATTGCCGTGCATCTCTATGTGCCGGCGCCAATAAACACCAGATCCCTCATATTTGTATGGATTTCTAGTTGTTTGTCCAAGATACTTCATACCTGTAACATTATGTGTTTTAAGATATAAAATCATTACATACTTTCTTCAAACGGAATACTTGCCAAGTTTTTGCACTTTGCTTCTACCATAATGTCAAAGTCATTACGAAACGTGCTAGCCCATTCATTGACTGCCGTATTCCACATGTAGTCACTGTGCGCTCGTAGTTTTGCTTTCTTGTAGCCTTGTTCTAATAGTCTTTGGAAGTCAGGCTTTTGATCCATTGGATGATCAACCAGCAAGTCTTCACGACTGACGCTGTAGTGCATACTAGGACGTACACCACGCCAACTGTCAATAATACGTTTACAGCGATCGTCAGTTCTGTCAATGTATTCTCCTCCACTGTGACACCAATGATGATGTATATCCAACACCAGTGCAACATCGTTTTCTAGTTCTAGGCTAGCTTCGAGACCCCAGGCGTTTTCGTCGTTTTCAATAGTGATACAGTTTCGTGCTTCTGTAGACAGTCTTGGAAGGACGGCTTTGATACCGGCTGGACCTTGACGTCCTGAGATGTGGACGTTACACTTGAAGTCTTGCCACTTTTTACCGTAACCCATCCACCTGATGATATCCGCATGATACTCGAACTCCTCTATACTTCTATTTACTATTTCTGGATTGTCACTTGCCAATACAGTAAATTGACCAGGGTGCATACTTACACGCACATCAAGTTTACGTGCTAGCTCTCCCACTTGCGCCCAGCCTTTGGCTGCGGCATCTCGTACATCGCTCTGTTTGTAAAACCAAGCCCAGTCATTGTGTGTATACGCAGGCATCATATTACTGCCCAATCGTACCATACGCTGACCTTGTGGTAAGTTACCCACATACTCAATCAGACGATATGCATTTTGCCAGTTAGTATCCAAACAAAACCACAGTTTATCTTCTGCTACTGATTGCTTTTGATTGTTAAGCCATGTGATAGTAGTACTGCGTTCACTGTAAGCACCTTGTACTTCTTTAAGTATTTTTGGCTTTTGTGTCTGGTCTGGGTGCATGTACTTGCATGCAAATCCTACACGCTGTACGTTTTGATTAAACATATGATTGCAACAAATTAGTAGTTTGTTTTGTAGTAAAGGTATGTGTAAATTTACTAGGGAAGTTTGCACGGATTGCTTGCTGTTGCTTGCGTGTATAAGGCACAGCAATGAACGCATCTGAGCCGAATACTTGCTGTGCAAGTTGGTACTGCGATGCTGTAATTTTTTGTGCAAAGTTGAAAATAGTTAAACCGGGTTCTGTGACTAGATAATTCATAAGTGTCTCCTAACAATATACTACTATTATACGGTAAAGCGTCTTGGTTGTCAACTAAAAAAGTAATTTTTTTACATTAAATGAGCACTTACTGGATATTCTCCAAAGAATGAACGGTGCATAACTTTTTCTGATGAACGATTTTTAGTGTGCATTAAAATACGTTTTGCAAGATCTTTTTGCTTTGCGGTTCCGGTGATTGGAAGTACACCTCGTTCCTCACACATGGTTGCGATTACTGTTAGCAGTGTATTGGTTTGTGTTGAATTACATAATTTTGTAAGTAGCAGTGCATAGGCAAGATATGCTACTTCTACTATATCTTTTGCTTTGTTTTTTGGACACATATAATAATATGTTAAGCCGGATCCTCGTGGTAGTTGACTAGCACGATACAAACCTTGTACACGGGCTTGTAATTCTTTTGCACGAAATTCTTTTTGAGATGTAGTTAGCATTATACGCTCCTGAGTAAATTTAGCTTATTTACTGTATAGCGTAAATTTTACAAGATGTCAAGAGGTTTAATTAAAAAGGTGACGGTACTTTGTGTAAAAATCCAATGCTTCTGTTTTAGTCATTGTTGGATATTTGCGATATGCTTCGCTTAAATTATCCCAATCACGCATTGCTGGATGACTTTTTTCTTGTATATTTAGGCGTGTACCATAACGCCATCCGTCCAAGTTCTTTGCTTCCACCCAACGGTTGTGCAAAAACTTAGCGGCTTCAAGTTGTATATTCTGATGTACTTCATCTTCCATTTCGATATCAAATGGGTGTTGAATGTCTGCATCTGGACGATACAAGTTACTTGTTTCTATTTCATAATCATTATCATAACGCATGTCCCATGCACTTACAATAAATTCTGCTTCACGAGCAATTAAGTCTCTGCGTAGCTCTACAATGTAGACGTAGGGGAAGCCTTCATCCCCTACTTCTTCTTCCACTTCCAACATATCGTCAAGTGAGTCATCGTCATCAACCACTACAGTATTAACTGGTGCAAACCGCATTACGGTGTTGTACCAAGATACCATTTGTGTTTCTTCTAATTCTTCACTTGTCAATAGTCGTATATAATGCATTGTTATGCCCTTTTTCGTCTAATAATTACTGGCTCATCGTCTGCTTCAGCTTCAACTGGTGTCACTGATGTACTGCTTTTCTGAGTTGGCATACTGCCTGTTTGTGTTGTGTCTACTTGTACACCACTAAATTTACTGCTAGTACTGTTAACATATAATCCAAACCAAGCGGCGCCTGCGCCTACAATTACACTTACTAGACCAGCTTGTTCCATAGTTGGTGCTGGTAGGTCCTGGAACCAAATTACTGTCTTATACAGTAGGTAAATGTACATTGTAATAAATGCTCTTGGGAATAGTCTCCATCTGCTAAAGTACTCCGGTGCTGTCCACCAAATACTGTTTGTGTTCATAGTTTCTCTCCTCTACTAGGAGTATTTATCAAGTCTTTGTGACCAATGTTAAGTTTACAAACGCTGTCCATTTAATAGTTTTACCATTTTCGCCACTTACTCTAATACTTAAACAATCAGTTGCATCGTCTGCGGCTATCAGTGCATACCAAGAATTAATACTCTCGCCAATAATTTCTTCCACTGGATTAGTTAGTAGTGTTGTGCTTCCACTATCATTGGTAATTACACCACGTATAACATACCCTGCATGGTCATTGTTGTCTGCATCTCTCGCAATAAAACGAGCTTCCACTAATCCAGCGGTGTCAGTTGGTATATGAATCTGTCCAATTGCTGACCCTTGGTCTGTGGTTACTGCTATACTATCAATAGTAGTTGTGGTTGCGTCTATACCAAAACTTGAACTGGGGGATAATTCTGTTTCATTACCATCAGTGGTCTCTCCCCATAATACATGACTAACATTTTTACTGGTGGCCATTGTACTGTTGTAAATGGTAAAGTTATCAATTGCATCATTGATATCAGTTTCAATTCTAGTCCATTCGTTGTTGTATACCCATACTGAGCCTTCACTGCCATGCTGTAGATACATGTCTCCGTTAACTGCTGATAATGCGGGGGTAATTGACCCTTGGTATACGGTAGGTCCAGCCTTCTGAATTTTAAAAGAAGGGTAGCTTGTGCCCTTCAGGTTCTGTGTTACTGCCATTTTGTACTCCGTTCAGTGTTTCCACTGTCAGTCAACCTAAGGTTGCTGTCGATAAGTATCACTTATGTTTGTATTTATTAAAAAACAAAACCCACCAATGGTGGGTTTGTCATTTCTTGTATTTGTATTTCTTATCTCCAGTCAAGTTCTTATCTAAAACTGGTCTGACTGTAATCCGATTACTGTCAAGTTTATAATAATGTGATAGGTTGGACTCTGTGAATACCAACAACCCTTCTGTAGAGCCACGCTCAAATCCGGGAACTTCATATTAAACAGTTACGTCTAAAAATACAACTTCGTATCTCTACGCTCTT